ACTACCATACTGAGGAACGATTTGTTTGAGCGGTCCCTTCTTTGACTTTTTAGTGGACAAGTATGCTCTAGGTGGTTCAATTCCATTTGTGGCATTTGACACAACGGAACTGCTCTCTGAAGGCATTTGTGCGGACAGTGTTGAGTGCCTAAGACCATGGGTGGTGATAGATGCTCTAAGACTTTCCCAATCATGATTCAGTTCTGTTCCACAGAACTCATCGATGTCACGCTTGTAAGTGTCGATTGGGAGGATACCATCTGCATACTTGGTTCTATCAAAATATCCACACTTGCCCTTCTCTTTAGCGATTTGGTTGCTTGACTTGAGCAGGTAATATTGGAAAGATTCAGACAAGTCGTGGACGAGTTTCCATGCTTTTGGATCGTCATAGTGTTCTCCTTGTTTTGCTAGGTAATGTGCTAATCCGATATAACCAATCCCAAGAGATCTGCGATTCTTGGTGCTCAATTCTGCTGCTGCGACTGGATACTCCTGATAGTCCACCAACTCCTCAAGACCACGTACAGCAAGATCACAGATTTCCTCAAGCTCCTCCTTCTTAGAGACCTTACCCACGTTAACAGCAGAGAGAATACAGAGGGCGATTTCTCCATTGTCATCATCAATATGTTGTAGTGGTTTAGTTGGAAGTGTGATCTCTTGACATAGGTTGCTCATATAAACCTTATCTTTGAACGAGGAATGCTCGTTACAATGATCGATATTCATGATGTAAAGACGACCTGTTTCTGCTCTCTCCTTCAAGAGGTCCAGAAGAAGTTCTTGACCGCCAATAGATCGCTTTGGAATTGATCCATCAGATTCATACTGACGATAGAGATCATCAAATTCAGGAGTGCCAAAAGCGTCATACAGACCAGGAACGTCATGCGGACTGAAGAGAGTGATGTCTTCGTTGTTGATGAAACGTTCGTAAAACAGTTTGCTGATTTGAATTGAGTAGTCAAGTTTTCTTACGCGATTATCTTCTGTGCCTTTATTATTCTTAAGAACTAAAATATCTTCTATTTCCTGGTGCCAGATGGGGAAGTGTACTGTCGCTGATCCACCTCGGATGCCATTCTGTGTACAACATCTAACAGTTGACTCAAATTTTTTGAGGAATGGTACAACACCTGTGTGAGTAACTTCTCCCCCTCTGATCTTACTGTTGATGCCACGGATTCTGCCTGCGTTGATACCGATTCCCGCCCTTTGTGCAACATATCTGCCGATAGCCATATCAGAACTAAAGATGCTATCGAGGGTGTCATCAGAATCAACAAGAACACAGCTAGCAAATTGTCGAAGTGGAGTTCGCACTCCTGCCATGATAGGTGTGGGAATGTTGATTTTGTGCTTGCTGATTGCGTTGTAGTATTTTCGGACATACTCAAGTCTCGTCTCCTTAGGATAGTTTTGAAAGAGAGTAGCAGCAATCATCATATACATGTATTGAGGTGTCTCAAACAAGAGACCACTACTGCGATCTTGAACAAGATACTTATCAACTACCTGGCGAAGACCAGCATAGGTGAATAGCATATCTCTGTCATGATCGATCCAAGAATCAATCTTGGTCCATTCATCATAACTATACTTATCTATAATTTCACCATCATATACTTTCTTATCAACACAATCCTTAGCATGATCTAGGATTGATGGATAACCATTTACCCACTCAGATCCAAATACTTGTTTACGGACAGCAAAAAGAAGCAGACGAGCAGCAACGAACTGATAGTTAGGATTCTCTAAACTAATCAAGTCACTAGCAGAACGCACCAGGATCTCCTGAATGTCCTTAGTTTCGATACCATCGAAGAACTGTAACCCTGAGTTCATTTCGACCTGTGAGGCGCTTACGCCGCTCCCTAAACCCTCACAAGCTTCATCAACCATCTTATGAATCTTGTCGAGGTTCAATGCCTCTACAGCGCCGCTGCGCTTCTTTACATTGATACTGTGCCCGTTTGTCATACTTTCTTCCAGTCGTTAAATTTAAGAGTAGCAGTTAGACCCTGATAGACGTTAGATTCTACCAGAGTTTGAACATCATGTCCAGCAAGATGCATGTCATTGATGTCTTTTTGTTGTATAGTTTTTGGCCAGATGACTACTTTGTCTCCACGCTTCAAAGTTTTATCGATTCTAGCAACGATTTCTTTATTCCTTGGTTCGTTGTCAAAAATCCAAACATAATCGTTCCAATTATAAGAACGAACATCAGCATCAGAACCCGCCATGGCGACTGAGTTCTTTAGAAAAGTAGAATCAAATGGTCCTTCAACAATATAAACGGTTTCGTTTTGTTTTATTTTGTCCAGTCCGAAGATCTTGGGTTGTTCCTCGTCCAGCATGATCGTTATGTATCTTAGTTTTGCCTTAGGGGCAAGAGATCTGCCTTGATATCCAAAAAGGTTACCTTCTTTGTCTCGGAATGGAATAATAATTCTGGGACTATCTTGTCTAAGATTGTCAAACATCTTCTTTTGTTTATTTGTCCAAGCTTTAAACTTCGGACAGTAATAAAAGTAATCTAGATCTTTGATGCCTCTCTTCTCAAGATATTCTCTCGCTGGGTGAGAACTATTTAGATCAGAAATTTTCTCTAAATCGGTATCGCTTTTTACAAATTTTGGTTCCTTAAACTCAAACTTAGGATTGGGAACAGTTGTCCCTTTACCAGTCTTCCCATCCTTAAACTTCTCCATGACATATTGATCATGAAGATGCGTATCTTGATCCTTTAAAAAATTAGCAAGTGTTCTTCCCATGCCACAATTGTGACACTTAAACACAAAGTCATTCTTGATCTTAAAAAGATATCCTCTCGCTTTATTCTTTCTCTTCTGAGAATCACCACAATAAGGACATCTGAAGTTATACAGATCTGCCTTCTTACGGGTAAAGAGAACCAAGCGAGAGGATACTAGTTGGATATACTTTACGTCAAGATAACTCACTAATGTCTGTTAATACTGAGTTCATACTAACAGAAGATTCCTGTGGCGTCAAGACTTTAATGATAGGTGGGACCACTTGTAACACTGCCACTAGGGTAGCAAGAACAGCACCAGCACCAATCACAAACTTAGCATTTACATCTACTTTCTTTTGAAGAGCAGACACTCTCTGATGGATAGTTTCATTATCCTTTTCGTGCCTTGCTTTCATCTCTTCCAACATACCGATAATCAATTTATCTGCCCTCTCACTTTCATCTAATCTGTTTTCATGGCGCTCTAAAATAACAGCAATCTTATTACTGTTTTCTGAGATAGTCCCGACTGCCTTTTCAAGCTTGTCAAGCATCTCTTTTGATAGGTCTTCATAAATACTGAGTTTAGATTCAAGGACCGCTAATTTTTGAAGACCAAATGCCATGATTCCCCCGAATCAAACATTTCTGATGGCAAAATCAAGAGCAGATTGATACGTAGAAGCGTCTTTGTTCAGCATATACTGGAACTGTTGCTTGTGCGTGTCATCTAGCTGAGCATAACAAGCAGCAATACGCTTTGCTGAGAAGTTGTCGAGATTTTGAACGCCGCCATCAGCGAACTGAATCTTGGCAAACGAACCCTCGCCTTGAGGATTGAGTTCAGAAGTTGCAACGTCGAGAGCAACTTGAACTACATCTTGATTTTCTGTCATAATTTCATTAGTCATTTCAATTTCTTCTTTCTTTACTTTCTTTTGCTGATCTGCTGCTTTCTTTTTGAAATCAGACAAACGAGCTTTCATGAGAGTGTCCATCTCTTTTGTTTTGTTCGTAAGTTTTTCTTTTGCTTCCTTACGTTTCTTCTGCATCTCCTTCTGGCGATTTAGTTTTTTGCCTTGCTGGATCTGCTTTTGTGCCCTCTCTGTGTCAGACACAATTGCCTCATCAATTTGAGATTCTAGATGTTCTTTCATTTTTCTTTTTTGAATACGATTGAAGAGAGAGCGGGCACCTTTAGTGCGCCCATCAACTTTGTCTTGGTTTGCCTTCTTATACTTACGATGTTGTCTAGGATTCACCATAACAAAAGCAGGTGGTAACTGAAGACCAGAACCGTCTCCAGCAACCATTTCGTTTAAATTAGATTCAGACTCTTTAGACATTCTTCGTCAACATCCTTGTAAAGTGAAGGTGGTAATCTATTTAGAAACAACATAAATGCCTTAATTTGAGACCAATGCGTTGCTTCAGTTTTATAAAACAACAACGGAGTTGCTGCATCATTGAAAACATTATACAATACAATCACATGATTTAAAATGAGATGTGTTTTCAATTCACCCGTCGTCGAGTATCTTTTTAACAATCTTTTGATATACTTAAATCTCTTTAAGTCTTCTTCAAAATCACTATAAGTTACTGACGACGGGTTATTGTAGTTTTGAATAGCAAAGAAGAGCCAGTTTTCTGGCGTCAATTCAGAAAAGTTCATTCAAATTATGCGGTGACTGTTAGAGTAGCATCGTTGGAAACAACTTCCTCACCACCAACAGTGTTGGTTACCTTAACACGGAACTCATAACCATCAAGACCAGTTACTACATCGCTAGCAGCAATTGTAAGTTCGCCATTAACTGAAGTGGTGTCATAGATACCACCATCGAGGGTTGCTGTGACGTTTGCCCAGCGACCATTAGCAGTTTTCTGACGCTGCCATGTGAAGACGAGCGTTCCAGAATCAGTGGAGGAAACTGAAGCAGCATCGAAAGTAGCTGCGACTCCAGCAGCAACAGTGACAGCAGCAAGAGTGCCAACTGTGATTGCCGATGCTACATCTGCTGCGATATCATCATCAGCGTCAGCGGTATTAACAGGAGCATCCTTGAATGATACAAGGTGGGTTGCTTTGTGACGAGTAGCACCTGAAGCATCAGTATAAGTCATATACTCCCACCAACCAGGAGCAGTTAAACCACGTTCAATATTCTCAGCAAGAGTTGCCTCTGTGTCGTCAATAAAAATTGAACGACGGGCAGCAGTGGCATAACCCTGTGCGCCAGCAACAGTGCTATCACCATCTACGATCTTGGTGTTATCATGATCATACTTATCTACAGAGTTTTTCTCTGTAGTATTAAGAAGTTTCAAACTTTGTGCGTCTGTTTCAGCGCGACTATACAGGGACATGGATAACTTACTCCAGATTTACTATTCCTAAAATTTATTTATATTCTCAAACTTCTTCGCGGTTGTTGATTGCTTGCTCAACAACTGCAAGTAGTTTATCATCCATATCTGTCTTGGTTAGAGCAACTGCCTTCTTGAGAATAACTAGGCAGATCTTAATCAACTGCTCACCAAGTTCCTCGTTATCAGGAATCTTAGCAACAGCGTCTGAAATAACTTTTGATGCGAGTGGAAGTAGAAAAGCGAGCATGATCTTAAAGCATGGAGCTCTTCTATTTATTTCTCCCACTCATCTAAAATGTCAGTAAGTTTAGCAACAAATTGTTTAAAGGTCAATAGCGTGCCAGAACGATAATCGCGGCGTGCTTTTTGAACACCACCTTCAAAAGATTCTTTCTTGTTCTTATGTTTCCACGCGGTAGCATATGCGATAGACTTTTCATCGTCGGACAGTTTGCCATCTTTAGCGTATGATCTTTTAATGTGTTTGATCATACGCTCATACTTTTTTCCCTTTGGTGCCTCTTCTTTAACCAAATCGGGATGTCTTGCATACAATGGACCTTGATAGTTGCCAGCGAACTTAACACTCTCGTTATTGGGTCTTGTAGTCATACCCTTCTCACCATCATTAACTGTTGGCATCACTTCCACAGTGCTTTTCTTTTTCGATTTTACCTTGCGATCCTTTTTTTCGCAACCACACTCCTCACGGAATTGTTCAAATGATTTCATTTTTTACCTTTCATTGCAATGATCTTAGAAACTTTCTTACGACGCATGTGTAGATACTTGTCAGAACCATCTACATCACCATCGTTATCAATGTCCTTATCTTTACGATCAGCGTGCTTACCCTTGAGTTCGCTGTGATCAACCTTATCTAACTTCTTCTCTGCTAGTTCTTCACCATCATGAGTTAGTTCGTCACCTGCCTTGACACAGTTATCAACACGCTTGCCACCCTTCATCTTGGTGCCCATTTGCTTATAACCTTTCCAACAAGCTTTGCCGTCAAGTCCTTTCTTCTTTTCGATGACATAAGTCTCGCCATCAATCTCATACTCTTCACGCTCAAGAACCTCATACTCCTCATTCTTAGGAGCACTTTCTTGTCCTACATAAGAACCTTTCTTAGCAGTCTTCTTTTTCTTGGTGGTATCTTCAATTTCAGCACCGTGTGACTGAGGTGCCTTATTACCATAAGATTCTACGATTTCAGTATTCTGGAATGTATCTCCACCCATCCATCTACCATAAGCTTCCATCAATTCTGACGAAAACTCATCTTGATTTTTTACTGTATTAGTTGGTTCCTGATACTTCATCGTTTAAAAGGGAGGTTCTTCTTGTATTATTTATAGATCTAATATTTCTCATCCACTCACGAAGCATATTTCCATCTTCTGTTATAACAATAGCGTAGTTTCCACCAAGGCGATGGATGTATCCTTTATCGCCAGTTCGTGATGACATAACAGCATCGCCTTCTTTGAATACTTCTTGCTGTCTCTGCTGTTGGCGTAATGCTTCTTCTCTTAGTTTCTTGAAATCTTTCATTTAAAATTCTTAGGTAGTGCCGCCGCAATTTCACCCATAAGAGCGCGACAATCATTATCATTCAATGCTCTAGGAATACCTTTTCTGAATGTATCGAAGTCGCCAGCAAATGCCGCACGTCTCATCTTGGTTCCAGAAATAGCAAAGGTATCACCATCAGCGTCTCTACTTCCAGAAGACTGAATATCAATTTTTCTGAACGAAAACTCAGTTCCGTTATATTTATGAAGGAACTGCATGGCAGAAACTCTATCAGAACCTACTAAAAAGACAACCTCATCGTATCCTGCCAGCATAAGATCTTGGAGGATAGCGACAGGTTGTTTAGGTCCAGAAAATATTTTACCACGATGTTCTGGAAAAGACTTATTCATATAATATAACTTTCTATCTGGTGGTAAAGGATTACTACCTTTCTTATCTACAGTTTGAGAAATATAAATGCGATAGTCATGCTGACCAGCAGCACGTTTTACACCAGCAAAGTTTTCTCCATGCCCAGTAGTTGCTGGTTGAAACCTACCAAATGTAAAGTAGCAAACCTTTCCGTCTAACGCCATTGCTTCTGTAAGGTAAAGTTATTGTAAGCAAACTCCAAGCGATTGACAAACTTAATCATACTGCCATCCTTGTGAAGAACATATCCTTCTGGAGTTGTGACCTTATATCCTTTCTCCGTTTGAACAAACGTTCTGAACTCTTCCAGGTGGTCCAGTTTATCTATAACCATTTGCTTCACTGCCTGAAGTTCTTTATACAAGGTCAGCATCGCTTTAAACTTATAGACATTATCCACAAGGTAGTTTTCACTCTGATAAACAAGGTTACGTTTTTTGGTTAAGTTTGCTGCTGTCTTGATCTTGGCAAGTTCCTTGCTCATCTTCTCATGATAGAAGTTTGCTAGATCATACAAACTCTCATCTATATTACCAATGCTTCTAGCATTTTTGATCTCGTTATTAAAGAACTGCTTTAAGTAAGATGCTATGTGGAACTTGGCATCTCCAGTTGTGCCAGTAGCACCAACTAATTCATCTAAGAAATCACCACAGATCTTACACATGCGTTCAATTTTAATGATATAGTTGTCAAACTTAGTCATCTCTGTACGAGAAAATCCAACACGATCCATTGGAGTATCATTCTTTACAACCAGAACTTCAGGAATTTTATTAAAGGTATCAACAGGAGCACCTGCCATTGCCTGCATTGTAGGAAGATCAGATCCAGCATAATGCGTATGAAATACTACACCGATCTTTGCTCTGCCCGCTGCTTTTCCAATAGGATGATCAACAGGAATAGCATAGGTAATT